GAAACGGTAATGCCGTTATACGGGGGCATATAACCCGCCGTTGTAGCCCGCGCCACAGCATACAGGATTTCCCCGTCATCCGGGTCAGTCGCAAACAGGCCGATGGTCTGAATATTATATCCAGCGGTCAGGGCCGTGTTGTCAATCGCCCCTTCAATCTGAATGGCCGTGGTGTTCACCACGGTTTTCTTCGTGATGGGGGCGGTCTGCTTGATGTTCGCAAGGGAAGTCAGGCCCGCAAGCTGCGCTTCGGTATAGGTCTGACTGGACAGCTTGATTGCCGTGAAATCAACCTTGCCGCGCCCCTGCATCATCTTTGCCATCAGGGATTGACCCACGTTTGTAATGACAAAAGAAGCAAATTCCATGCAACTTCATCCTTTCTTTGTTCAATAAAGTTCAAGAACGTTGGTGAACGTGTTTGCCATGCCCACATTCGCGTTTCCCGAAACGTTCACAGCTTCATTCAGATCATTCGTCAGGAACAGAACGCTTGTCCCGACCATTCCCGCCCCGATCAGGTGGGGAACTTCTTTCTGAACGGTTTCGTTCAGGTCATCGGTCAGGAAAATGGTTCCAGTCACACCCGCGCCCATGCCATAGAACAGGCCCACGCCCAATTCCACTTCCAGACGGTTTGCCGAATCAACCATCAGATTTGCGGGAAGCATGGTTTGAATGATGTATGCCAAATCATCCACCTGACCCGCCGTTTCAAGCCGGGTGACGATCTGAATGCAATAGGGGTTTTCATCGTCAAAACTGATTTGAACGTTGTCATTCCCCTGAATCAGCGCAATTCGGTTCTTCAGCGTCCGAATTGTGTATGGGGTTGTATCCCACCATCTTGTCAGAACAGCGGAACGCCGGGTTTCAAGGTTGGCCGAAGCGTCCGGGCGAATCCCCAAGATGGATTCAAAGCGGGCAATTCCGTTGGCTGTGGCGATTGTGATGAAGCTGTCCTTCCTCATTGCGTCAAGCTGCGCAACCAATTCTTGAAATTCAGGTTCTTCAGCGCCCAGAATTTCCCGCATTTCCAGAAATTCCTTCAGGAACGGGGGCAGGTAATACCACAGATCAACTTTCCGCATGGGTGATCACCCCCAGAACGGGAATGCTGTTCCCGGAAATGGTCAGGTTTCCGGCCACACCGTTGATTTTGGTTTCCCCAATGTCCAGAACACCCGTCAGGGACAACAGCCGGGTTTCAATCTGACTGACCCTGACCACAGTTGCAACGCCGGATTTATAGTTCTTCCACGCCGTCCGCAATTCCAGCAAATAGGCTTCGATGGTCTGCCGGATAAGGGCTTGCATGTTGTCCCATGTATAACCCGTGTCGAATTCAAGGGGAACGTTCACGTTTACCGTCACCGTGTCCGGGGTGTCAATGGTCACAACATGGTCAATGGGGGCAATTCCCACGCCGGAACCGTCCTGTGTAGGGTCAATCGCCTGTTGAACAGCGTTGATCAGGGTGGACGTGGCTGGATTATAGGTTGCGTCAAGGATGGTACACAGCACGGTTCGGGGGCCGTCCCAAACGGGGGTAACCCGAACACCGCCCACACCGTCAAGGGATGAAACCTTGTCAATGTAATCCTGAACATTGCCCCCGAAGCCCTTGTCACCGAACGAATTGAAATATTCAGCGCGGAAATCTTCTGTTTCCTGTTCATCTTCGCCGGGAATCAGAACTTCGGTTGCCGTGGCCGTGGAAAGACCTTCAACGTATTCAATGGGAATCATTGCGCCCAGAACCTTGTTTCCGTCCGCGCCGGGGGTTTCGCAGGTCATTTGATATGCGCCGGGTTCGCCCTCAATCGCTGCCGTGGCAACAAAATTCAGTTGCCCCAAGCTGAACCGAAGACCCGTCACGTCCACGGTTGCCGGGGTGAATACGCCCTTCAGAACCGCCGCCGTTGCGTCATCGGGAACAAGGCCACGTTCACGGGCGCGAAGTATCAACGAATCCCTGTCCGCTGTGTCCGCGAACATCTGTTGATAGATGTAATCCAACATGATATAGGTTGTTTCCAGTTCCAGCGCGGCAGGGGCCAACGCATCATAGATGATGGAACCTTCCCGTTTGTCCACATCATCCCGAACGTGGTCAAGCAACCGTTCCATGATGTTATTGAACGTGAACGCTTCAAACATCAGACTTCGACCTCACTTTCCGAATCAATTTCACCGAAATCTGTGTGAACCGTGAAAGTGACGTGAACGGTTCGCCTGTCCACTTCAAATTCAAAGTTGTCCACACTTTCAATGCGTGAATCCCACGTCAAGGCTTCGGTGATTCGCCGTTCCAGTTCGGCCATGACGTATGACATAGGTTCACCGTACAGGTCAGCCAATTCCACGCCGTAATTGTCAGAAAAGGCCAGATAAGTTGACCGTTCTGTGTTCAGGGCAAGGAATATGACCTGTTTCATGGATTCCAGATCATCAGAAAAGCCGCGAATGCGGCCTTTTTCCAGTTCCATGTTATAGGTTTTCGTTGGATAGGTGATTAGTTCCAAATCCTCTTCTTCCAACAGGTTATCTTCGATTTCAGGGGTCAGCGCCATTTCAAATCACCACCCTATCCACCACAATGAATTTTTGCCCGCCGTCCTGCCGCAACAGCAAGACGAAATCCCCTTCCTGAAGGCCGTTGTGAACCACCATCGGCACATCATGGGTTCCCGAAACGCTGTGTCTGTGGCCTTCACTGGAACCCGTGGAAAAGTTCAGGGCAATCGTGGCCTGAACCATGTAATCCGTGACGTTGCGGGTCAAGATCAACAGATCTTCGTCAATCGTCAACCGCTGTTCGATTTGGATTTGAAGAGGTGATTCGTTGACCACTTCCCCGATCATCCACGTTGAAGGGCTTGAATTGTTATAGGCTTGCATTGCCGCCCTTTTGATAGCTTGAACCAGATCAGCCAGCGAACTCACCCCCTCTTAATTTCAGGGTCATGGTGTGCTGATTGTTCCTGAATGTGTGGGTACAGGTTTCAACCAGCATCCAGTTTGATATTTTCATATCATGCAGGGTCAGCCGAACAAGAACCATGCAACCAGCACGAACGCGAACGTCACCGATCACACCCCGAAGGGTCAGCGCCTTGTTTTTCGCGTTGTACAGCTGCAAAAGGGTGTTCGCCTTGTTGCTTGCGTTGGTCTTTTCGTCTATTTTTTCAAAGTATTGCAGGGAACCCCACTTCTTTTGTGTGGCTTTATCCTGCGCAACAAAGGCGGTTCGGGTTCCGTCATCATCGTGAACCAGCTTGATCACGTTATAAACCCCGCTGTCAATCGTGGATGAATAATCGAAATCTTCAGCCGATTCAGCGTCAATCAACAGGCCAATTTTCATATTGACCGATTGTTTCAGGGTCAGCTTGCCCGCCTTGTCATACAGGCAAAACAGGGTTCGATTGTTGGTCAGGGTGATTTCCAAGCCATCCTGTATCATGTCCAACAGGGTTTTGTTGTCCATCAGGCGGGCCGGGATAACATATCCCGTTTCTTCAATCGTTCCCGTGGTAATGCCATAATCCTTGGCAATCAAGTTGATGATTCCCGAAGCCGTGTCCTTTTTGAAATAATAGGTGTCCTTGTTCAGCAAATACCGAATTTGATCATAGGCCGTAATTTTCACAACGCTGGATTTTGTATGACCGAACGTGAAAATGAATCCATAGAACATGACCTTCTTTTTCACGGTCAGCTTGACGGGGTTTCCCTCTTCAATATCCAGTTTCTTGTCCCACAGAATTGAAAATTCCAGCTTGCCGGGGGAACCTTTGCGTTCCGTGGTCAGGGTGACGGAATCAACCACTTCGGGGATGAAACCTTTATGACCGTTCTGAATCTCAATTTCAAGGTTCAGTTTCAAGTCACCTTTGATCAAGTTCAAGGTCACTTCTTCAGCCATCAGGAATCACCCCCTATTTCTTCAACATCAGTTTGTTGCCCAGATTCTTTGCGGCAGGTTTAATCACTTTGGTTGTGGTCTTGGGGGTTGTCGCTTTCTTGAAAAAGTCGGTCACCTTCGTCACAACGGTTTTCACCGTGTCCGCAACCTTTTTGGCCGTGGTTTTCACCTTGTCCACAACTTTTTTAACCGTGGCCGGAACGGTTGTCTTATTCGCGGGCCGTTGGCTGATTTTGCCTTTGACCACATAATAAGTCGTTCCGTCAACGATAATATCACCCGTCCATGTTCCAGCCGCCTTTGTGATAGCTGCCTGAACCGAAGTGGCCTTGACGGACAGGGTTGACATTCCGGGAATACAAACCTTATAGGTTTTTGTTTTCCCTCCACCACTTGAACCATGACCCCCGCCGCCTGAAGAACTTGGCTTAGACGGGGCCGTTGATTCAATCCGTTGGGGGTTTACGATTGTGGGGGCCGTGGGTGACGGTTTTTCAACAGTAAAGGTCTTTGTTCCGTAATCCTTGAACTGTTTCAAATTGATTTGAACTTTTATGTCCATCCCTTCCCTTGCGTCATCAATGATTTGATAGTTTTCAAGGGAAACAGTCAAGTTTGTGTTGAACAGCTTTTTATCCTTCGGGGTTTTCCGGGTCACGATGAACTGAAAAGGTTTTTTGTTCATCAAGGCTTCCAGCTTGTTCAAATAATACCCCGCCGCATGATACCCGTCAGGATATTGGGCGAAGGGGTATTTCACATTGGGGAACAAGGTAATGAAACTGACAGTTGTCAAGCCGGGTGATTTCAGAATGGAAACTTCCCCGTCATTGATCAAGGTTGCCGTTTCATTTTTACCGTTGATCTGCGTTGTGATTTTTTCGGGCGCGATAGGAAGAAGTGTATTAGAAATATAAACGTCATACATTACGAATACACCCCTTCCGCAACCGCTTCAAGGCGTTCAGAAACCTTGTCGCCCAGATAATCAACAATGCCGTCCAAATCCATGTTGGATTTGATTTCGTTCGTGTTGTGCATTTCCACCTTGACTTCTGCCGTGGTGAAAGTGTTGATCACTTCACGTTCGGCCAATTCGCGGATTTTGCGAATATCAGCGTCAGAAATCTTGACGGCATCCTTCGCGTCATCCAAAAGCTGATCATTTTCAAGCCCAGCAAACAGGGCAATGTCAGACCATGCCGCCGTATTCCAAGCCTTGTTTGCGGTATTGACCACCTTTCCGATTGCCTGTTCAGCATCGTTCCGATTGTCAAGAATGCCGTTCACAAAGCCAATGCCCGTATTGTCACCGATTGCATAGGTCACACGGGACGGGGAATGAACCTGAAGGCTTGCCCGCAACGTGGAAATCACGCTGCTTGCAAGCGCCCGCGCCGCCGCTGCCGCCATGCCGGAACCCGAACGAATACCCGCCGCAATACCAGCGGCCACGTTGTAACCGATAGAAGAACCCGCCGCCTGATTCAGAATTCCACGCGCCGCCGCAAGTGTGGCGTTGGAAACCGTGGACATTGCCGCAACCACAACGCCGGAACCATTGGTGATACCCAAGGCCAAGCCTTGCGGAATGAAAATGCCTTGCGCCATCATCAGGGTTGACGGGGACGCAATGCCGAAGGCCGCTTGCAGGGCGGCAAGGGCATTGGCCGCAACCGTGCTGAACGGGGGTTCAATCAGGCCAGCGTTAGCCGTTACGCCGTCAGCCAAACCTTGAACCAGATATGACCCGAATTCATTGACGTTGCCGTTCGCTGCCGCCTGATCAAAGGCGTTTTTGAAATCCAGCGCTTCAACGATTCCGTCCAATGCGCCGTTCAGCGCCGTGAAATCAAGGTTCTGAAGAACCGATTCGTCTGAAATGATGGATTGCAGGAATCCGGCAAGAACGGGATTGTCAGAAATCGTCTGAACGTTCCCGGTCATATCGTCCATGACCTGTTTTTCAAGGCCGTTGATCATGGTCATCCAAGGCGTACCATTAGTCAATTCAGAAACGGCCTGTTCATAGGTTTTATCCAAATAACCCTGATCAATCAGGCCACGAAGAACCTGATCTTGCATTTCCCGATAGGGCGCATAATAGGCATCTTCCATTGCCTGTTGCTGTTCAGCCGTCATTCGTCCGTATGCGTCCAAATCTTCCGGCATGAACGAACCAAAATTATTCAGGAATTCCATTCCGGCAAGCAAATCATATTGTTCACTTGCCTTTTCCATAGCGGCCTTCGCTTCGGGGTATTGTGCCGCCATGCCGTTGAACAGTTCAGAAACCTTTTCAGCATACAAGGCCCGTTTGGTTGCAACCTCTTCATTCATGGCCGCTTCCATGACCTGATACTGACCGAAATATTCAGAACGTTCGGCATCGGTTGTGGCATTGGCGATTTTACTTTCAAGGTCACGCAGTTTGCCGGAATAATCAGCAATCGTCGCGTCAATGTCAGCGTTCGCCTTATTCGCTTCATAGCCCAGCGCCGAACCATACATGGTATTTGTACCATAGCCCAGCGCAACCGCCGAAGATGTATTTTCATATTCGGTGGAAATTTCAGGGTTTTTCAGTTGGTCAGCCGCTTCCTTGACTTTCTGAATCGCCGCAAGGGTTTCATTCACGGATTCTTCGTCAACCGTGATTTGAATGTCCTTCAGGCTTGCCCAAATCTGTTCTGCGTCCGTGGGAATGGATTCAATCGCCGCCGCAATTCCCGCGATTGCGCCCGCAATCAGCAGGGCAGGGCCAACGGGGGTTGTGGTCAGGAAAGTTCCGATCTTCGAAAATACTTCCCCAATCTTGCCCGCTTTTCCGGCAAGCTGTCCGATTTTGCTGATCATTTCAATGGCTTTTCCGGCAACCGTCAAACCGGGGCCAATCAGCGCGATTGCGCCCAACGCTTTTACAATCGCCGTCTGATCAGATTCAGACAGGGAATTGAACGCTTCCAGAATTTGATTCACTATGTCAAGGGCGGGTTGCAGGGCTTCAACCAAATTCTGACCGAAATCGGCCATTGTGTTATTCAGTTTGTTGCCCAGCATTTCATTTTGACTTTCCTGTGTGGCATAGCGTTTGGCAACCTCTTCAGCCATTGCGTTTGTTGCCGGGTCAAGGTTGTATTGACGATATGCTTCTTCCAACGCCGCTTCGAACAAGGCGCTGTTGCCGGACATGGCCGCAACAAGATTGGAAAGTCGAATTTCGGTCAAATCCATTTCGGCAAGCTGCGCCAGAACAGAATTTCCCGATTCAGGGTCAAGATTGCCCAGACCTTGAAAGAACCGCAACATGGACGTTGCCGCGCCTTCATCCCACGATTTCATAAACCCGGCCTGATCAAGACCCATGACTTCCGAAAACTGATCAAGGGCCAACCAGCTTGACGCAAGTTCATTCACCGCATCGGTGGTAATGCCCAGATCATCAGCAATGCCCACCAA